GCTGGGTTCGCTCCCGACGAGTCAAGGCGGGTATCCGCTCTGGGCGAAGTTGAAAGCGCAGGTGGAGGCGCAGGTGCCGAAGGACGGGGAGCCGTGACCACAGTACAAGACCTTGAGGTGACTGTAACGAGTCACATCGATGTTTGCGCGGTGCGCTACGAGGCCATCCATGCGCGGCTAAAGCGTCTGGAGAACCTTCTGATGCGGGTTGGCGGGACAATCATCCTTATCCTGCTGACCGCATTTGGCACGGTGACGATGATGTTTCTGGAGTCCATCAAATGAGTGAAGATATTGACTTGCTGAAGGTTCAAATTGAAGCCGAGATGAGACGGCTTGAGGCCAACAGCACCGCAAAGGATGTGGCAGGCAAGGCCATCGGCAAGGATGGCCTCAAGTACATTACGGTCATCGTCATCATCGGCGTACTGTCCAGCCTTGCGCTGGAGGCCGACAAGATTGCTGCGGTGATGGGCCTGTTGGGTGCCTCGCTGACCGCGCTCATCTCCATGCTCAACGGCATCGCCGGTGCTACGGTCAAGGAAGAGAAACCGGAGTTTGCGGTCATCAAGGAACTCATCGGCAAGTTGGACAAACTCGACCGTAAGGAACAGCCCATGCGGGTTGATGTCGAGGGCGACCATGTGACCGTGACCAAGGGTGAAGATGTTGTGAGGGCTTCCAAATGATACCTGCCGCGCTACAAGCCATCCTAACGCCGTTGCTTGGCAACGGGCTTAACCTCGTCGCCAACGCTGTGTTGGCGAAGGGCAAGAAGGTCGTCGAGGAGAAGTTGGGCGTGGAACTCAAGCCCGATATGTCCCCCGAGGACTTGGCGAAGGTGCAGATTGCCCAGATGGAGCATGAGGAAGAACTGCTCAAGTTGCGTTTGGAAGAGGACAAACTTGACCTCGCTGAACTTGAGATGCGCCTGAAGGACACCAACGATGCGCGGGTGCGGGAGGTGCAGATTGCCACCTCCGACAAGGCACCGCTGCTAAACAAACTCATCACGCCGATTCTGGCGCTCGGGCTGCTTGGCATCACCTTCACGCTCTTCGGCATCGTGTTGTTCCAAGCAAGCCCGATTGACCCTAGCCGCAAGGACATCCTCATCTACATCTTGGGCGTGCTGTCTGCGGTCGCCACGCAGGTCGTCTCGTACTACTTCGGCAGCAGCCAGTCGAGCAAGGACAAAACCGACGCCATGAAGGAGGCCATGAAATGAGCCTTGTAAAAGAACAAGCGGCGTTCCTGTTGGACGTTGCCAAACTCATCAACAAGGCGACTGAGTTGGGCTTTGTGGTGACGGGCGGTGAACTTGCACGCACTCCCGAGCAGCAGGCCATCTACGTCAAGACGGGTCGCAGCAAGACGATGAACAGCATCCACCTCAAGCGGTGCGCCATTGACCTTAACTTCTTCAAGGACGGCAAACTTTGCTACGACATCCCGGCGCTTACGCCGGTCGGTGAGTATTGGCAGAGCCTCAACCCCAAAAACCAATGGGGCGGGTTCTGGAAGTCATTCAAGGATGTGCCGCACTTTGAGCGCAGGGTGTGATGGCGAGGAAGGAATCGAACCTTCATTCACGGAGTCAAAGTCCGTTGTCCGACCGTTAGACGACTCGCCAGCCGTTTACCAAGTATCGCGCCAACCTCGGCTGCACGCCCAGTTAGGTGGCGGCACGCGGCTCCATTCGTAGTGCCTGCGTGCCTTCAGGTTGCGGAACCAGTCGATGACCCATCTGACCATAGTGCCTCCACGCTGTAAGACTGTGACGGGGACTTCCAATCTCGCGGCGGGTCGCCCGACAGGTGGCTCGGGTCAACCCAATGCAGTTTGTTGTTGGGGTAGGCGATGAGCGGCCCAGCCTCTAGCCGGATGATGTGGTGGTCTTTGCTCTGGTCGCTGACCTCCGACCATCCCCCGTTGTGCCAGAAGATGCTGAACAGGTAGACCCCCGGCCTCCACACCCCGTCCCGGCCCCGCGCGCGGACGCGGTGACCCCGCAGGAACTCCATCTCCCGCACCTCGGCGTGGCGGCTAAAGGAGTCCCACCAGCAGGCGAGTTCTAAAGCCATTGGAGGGCATGGCTTCGACACAAGGGCATGGATAGGCACCCTAGCCCATTGCGCCCCGCAGGCCGCCATAACGCTAAACATGGGTACCCGTGCAGGTTCGGCGCGAAACCCGAAGATGGTGCAGGGGGTAAACTCCCCCTTGCCCGTCTGGTGGTCATATAGGAATTCGTTGCGGATGTACGCCGGGGTGTACGGCGTGTCTACCATAAAGGTCACAGTAGTCCCTCCCTGTTCAGTTGTGCGAGGGTTCGCGCCATGCCCTCAAGGTGAGCAAGCCGCACATGGTCACGGTCGAGGTCGGTGTGCGCTCGGCGGTCGATGGCATCGTGACAGGCCGAGCAAGCCCACGCCCCGAGCAGGTCGGGCGACTTCAGCCCCATGCCCGACACCCCCGCAATCCGCACATGGGCCAGCACCACCGTCTCGCTGTTGTGGTTGCAAATGCCCTCTAGCCGCACCATGCAGCCTCGACCCCGTGCCGCTTTACGCAGGTTCATAGGTCGGCTCCGGTATCACGATGCCCATATCAAGGCACTTTGTTTCGAGGAACAGCAAGTAATCGCTGAACTCTTGTTTGGTGAGCGCAGAGGAACGCTTGAGGGGCCGCATACGCTTACGCCCAAACCCTTCCAGCGTCTGCCAACCTCCCCATTCTCCAACCATGTACTCGTGGATGTCGTCCCGCGTCCATCCGCGCAATGCCTCGCCGCCGCCCTCAAGGATGGACGGGTACACCACGCCCCACAGAAACTTGTTCTGTTGGTTGGTGCGCGGCTTCTTCCATTCCGTGACCTCGACCGCCCATGTCTTAAGCGGGTCAAGGTTAGACACCATCCGCGCCACGACAGATGCCATCGCTTCGGGTCTAGTGCCTTTCGGAAAGATGCGTTTCATCGCTCGGATGCCCTCACGCGCGCAGCCCATTGTTTCCATTCGTGGGCGTATTCGACATTCTGATACTCGTCAAACCACGGGCCACCCTCGGTGAAGTGTACGCAGGTCGGGTCGGGAACTTGCGCTCGGGTGTGCCAGCCCTCCAGATAGTTGTAGGTCGTCGGCAGTTCGCCAATGTGCTTGTCGCCTGCCCACATAAAGCGGTGCAGGTACATCCCGGTTTCGCCGTTGATGATTTCAGGCGTCAGCCCGTGCGTCATCGGGTGGTCGCAGTTGAAATACATGAACGACGACCAATTCTTGCGCGGGTACTGACGCTGCGCCTGCCCGTCCATCTTGGTGAGGGAGGTCGGCTTGTAGTCGTGCTTGACGACCCACACGGCGACATCAGGGTTGTTGTATTCGAGGAGCGGCTTCAGGTCTTTGCGAACAAGGAAGTCGCAGTCCATGAACAACGCCCGACCCTTGAAGTTCATCAGGGCGGGGACGAGGAACCGCGAGAACGAAAACTCCGTAGATGAGAACGGGTCGGGGTCGCGCCAATACAGCCCCATCTCCCGCAGGTCATCCAGTCGGAGCGCCACCACCTCGGCGTCCGTGTGCGCCAGAATCGACGCACGACAGACCTCGTAGGCGATGTCCTCGCGGCTGTCATAGCCGATGAAGATTTTGAGTTTCAAAACGGCAAATCCTCGTCGTCGTTGAACTTCTCGGGGTTCTTCTCGGCCATCGTCTTGGGGCGCGCGGCCTGCTTCGGCTCGAACTTCAGCGACATGAACGCATCGCCCGTCTTTTGGCTACGCTTAATCCACGCGCTGATGTTGAGGTCGATGTTGTCGATGACGGCAGAACCACGGTAGTTAGGCGCTTTTTCGTTGCCCTTCTGGTCGTTCTTGAACAGAACGCCACGGTTATTGTTGTCGTACTGCTTGTTCACAGGGTCACCTTTTCCAGTTTGTTGAGTTTGTCGTCCAACTCGCGCAGGAAGGCGGTCACCTCCTGCTCAAGCATCTTGATGTAGTCGTCATCACGCGGGACGAGCACGACCAGCAGTTGCAGGCGCTCGGGCAGGCGCGGGTCGTAGGACACGAAATCGCACCACGGCTTACCGGTACACGCCATCTGCCATTGAATCTGCGTCACATACTTCTGCGGCGGCTTGCCATCGAAGATGTATTCCAGATGGGTCGCGGTGTTCGGGCATTTGATTTCCACCAGCCCATCCTCGGCCAACCCATCAGGGCTGGCACCAGACATCGCAACGGTCGGGTGGTCGATGAAGCCGACATCCTCGACCAGTATCCCGGTCTTGGCGGCGTAGGCGGCTTTGGCGTTCGGCTCCTGCTCCGTCCCCCATTCCATCGCGGCGTTGGTGAACGAGGATGCCTTCTGCCCGGTCAGCCGCTCGACCACAAGGTCAGCCATGTAGTTAGCGCGACCTGCGCCATAGCCGGTCTTGGTCTTGGCGATGACATCAGCCACGCGGGAGGCTGTGACCTTGCCAAGCCTTGCCGCAAACCAGTCGTCTGTACGCTGTTCCATCATATTTTTAATACCTTTTCAATAAATGATGCTGTCAATGGAACTTGTCCATCCGGTAATTCTTCGTACAAATCACAACGGTCGTATGCGCTTACGGGTCGTTGCTTTGCTTTTATGTATGGCGGCCAAGCAAACGCGCAAAATCCTTCGTCGTCTTTTTTCTCAACATAAAAAATGCAACTTCCGCAACACCGTTCCCCTTGATGTTTGCTCATGTCGTACCCCCGTTGCCCAACTCCCTTTTGCGTGCGCTGAACGCATCCATGTGCGTTGCGCGGATGGCGGGGTCAAGCGACTTGAAGAGGGCGACGAGCGCAGCAGCGTCAGCCGCCGACGCAATCTGCGCCAGCACCTCAGGGTTGGGTTCGGCCTTTTCCGACTCGGGCAAGTCCTCACCCGCGTAGATGTAAAGGCCGAGGCCGTGCATCGCAATCGCCTTCGCCAAGCACCGCATGATGGCGGTGTTCACGGCGAACGCATCGGGGTCAACGATGGCGCGGTTGCGGTTGTCCATGACGGGCAGGATGCAGGTCTTGATGTCGCCCTTGATTTCGACGCTAACCTTGACCATCGCCGTGCCGTTACGCAGGCACATGACCGGGCTGTTGTCCCACTCGTGCGCCGTCCAACGCGCGCCGGGGTCAATCTTCAGCACCTCGGCCCACGCCCATGCCCATGACAAATAGGTGAGATTGCCCTTGCGCTCGGTGTGGCCGTTGACGTTGATTTTCAGAAGTTCCGACATTTCTTGCTCTCCTCAATCATCTGTTTGAGTTCCCGCCGCAGTTCGTTGTGGCGGTCGATGTCTGCCTGCGTCCAAGTAAGGATGACCGGCTCGGTGTAGTACCGGCGTTCCTCACACTCGCGTTGCTGTTGCCAGTCGTCCATCAGAAAGTCCTCACAGCAAGCCACGCGAGAGCAAAAAACATGACGAACGAGAACAGGTACAGGCCAATGGTTTTCATTCGGTCACCTT